CGCCAGGGACCCTTATCTTGATCGCGTTGATCCCCCGGATGAATGTATTGATCGCCCCGATGATGGTGTTGACGGCGCCCTTTATCCCGGACACCAGGCCGTCCCATATCCCCAGGATCGTCCCCTTGACGCTCCGGAAGGTGGAGACCAGGGCGTCGGTCACGGTCTTGAACGTCGTCTTCACGCCATTCCATATAGTGTCCCAGTTGTCCTTCAGGAACAGGATGGCCTTGATCAACGAGCCGGCGGGAAGTATCCAGCCGAGCTTGGACTTGTAGACATCCGTGATCGCCGTGAAGACCGTCGTCACGACGGTCTTTATGGCATTGAAGACCTTTTCGAACGTGACCTTCAACGCCTTGACGATGGTATCCCAGTTCTTATAGATCACTATCGCGGCGACTATGGCCGCCGTGATGGCCAAAACAACGGCCGTGATCGGGAGCATGGACACGCTCAGGACGGCGAAGGCGCCACTCAGGATTCCGATGGATGCGGCGATCGTCGGCAGTAATAACAGGATCGGCCCCAGGACCAGGGCCAACGCGCCGAGGGCTCCGACCACGATCATCAAGACCTTCGTCAGCTGCGGGTGTTCGGTCGAAAATGCGATCAACTTGGCCGTCACCGTCTCCAGGACGACCGCCATCGCGGTCAAGGCCGGCATCAACGCCTTCCCGAATTCCTGCTGGAGGTCGCCTACCCGGTTCTTCAGCTGGACCATCGGGTCCGCCGCCGCCTCGGCCTGGCCGCCGAACTTCTCCATGATGGCAGTTATGACTGCGGTGGCATCGGCGCCCTTCTCGACCTCGATCCCGTAGCGTTTCAATGCGGAGGTCTCCCCACCGATGGCCCTCGCCACCAGGGTGGACGCGGCGGACAAATCCATACCCTTCCCGGCCGCCAGGTCAAGGACTGCCGGCAATGCCGCCATGGCGGACTCATAATCCCCGGACACGCTGATCAGGCCCATCAGTGCTTCCCTCTGGGCCTCGTCCCCGAAGTTGGTCTTATTCTGCTGGGCGGCGATGACCCCTTCGATAGCGGCCTTCTGGGCATCATAGGAGGTCCCGACATTCTGCAAGGCAACGTCCAGCTGGGCGATCCCGATGGCTTCCGCCTGGGCAGACCGGACCGCCGAAACGCCGAGGGCCGTGATGCCGGCGCCGACCGCCGACAACCCGATCCCGATCGCCTTCCGGTGTTTGTTGATACCGTCCGCCATTTTACCGAACGCCGACTGGGTCTTCTTGAACCCCGCCTCGGCGTCCTTCGGGTCGGCCGTTATTCTTATTTCAACCTGATTGGCCATCGTGTTCTGGTTGTCCCTCCTGGACTATCGCCACCATCCGGAGGACAGTTATGTCCTCGGCCATCAACTGGGATGGGAGGCAGCTATACCGCTGGCAGAGGCCGTCTATCAGTTCGGCCTGTTCCAGTTCCCAGGGCTTGGTTATCCTTCGCCCGTCACGGTCGATGCCGCCGCCAACGTGCTTAAATCGCCGGATGTCTCGGGTAAAGGGGCAGGCACCGCCGACACCGCCTCGATCCAATGCTGGACGATCAGCATCGCCAAGGCCAACGGGATCTGAAGCATCCCGTCCCCGGTCGCCGGCATCGGCTCCCCGGACGCGTCCTCCAGGTTCCATTCCATCAGGACCTCGCCGCCGAACAGTTCGGCCATCTTGGCCTGGTCGTCACCTTCGGCAGCTTCCCGGAGGGCGAGGTAATGGGCGAAGCTGACGTTCAACCTGACCCATATCTCGGCGCCGTCGTAGTCCGTCCCGGAGAATGTTATGTGGGCGGTCTGGTCCGGGATGCGGAAGCCCTTCCGGGCCTTCGTCCCATTGGTCGCCACCATGTTATGCCCACGTCGGAACGGCGCCGCCGGACAACGCTCCGGGAGCAGACCATGTCAGTTCGCCGCCGGCCCCCCTGGACAGCGCATAGTCGCTGTAGAAGGCCTCACAGGCCAATGTCTGGCCCGATACGGCGATAGTGGTCGTCCTGGCCACTGATGTCGATGGGACCGTCTTAAACACATCATGGGACAGATTGGAGGCATCATTGAATACACCGTTCAACGTCACGGAGAAGTCCGCCAACAGAAGCAGCCGCTCGACCGCCGACTTGTCCAGGCCGGTGATGTCTTGTTCGGCCCTGGGCGTCGAGAAGTCCAGGTTCGTGATGTCGTTGGATATTGTCCGCGCAGATCCCCCGGAGTCGTCGACTGCGACGCTCATCCCTAATCCTGATTCCTTTGCCATGTCATCCTCCGATTCGATATAGGTGGTCGTTCATATCATCCAGGAACTGGATGGGCTCCAGTTCCGTTCTGTCCCGCTTGAATATCGGGTCACGTTCCAATAGCGTCTTGTGTTTGTTAGCCTGGCCGGTGAAGCACTCCTGGCCCGGTTCGAACCTGAACCGGACGACGGCGCCGTCTGATTCTTCCCGGAAGCTGAGCCCGGACCGCCGGACGAATGCCAGGTTGGCCTGGTCGTCCGCCGGCAGGACCGTCTCCCATCCCAGGACGTACTTCGGGCAGCCAATCTCCGCGCACGAAGCCGCTCGCCAGTGGGTATCCCTGGGCCGGCTGATCATCCAGTGTGTCGTCATTTATAGTTCCCATACTCCCGGCGCTCGATCAGGCCGGACTCTCCCAATTCCTCCAATACCTCCGCGAAGCCCTGATGATCCTGCATGATCTGGCGCATCTCGTTCTCGATGACCGCCTGCCGGGTCACCACATCGGCGACGCGTTCCTGGATGCCGGTGTCCAGTTCCCTGTCCCGGATGGCCTCGATCGCCGGACCGTATTCGTCCATCATCCAGACCACCTTCGTCATGGACTCCTCGGCCTGGAGTGCCAGCTCCTGGACCCGCTCCACCAGGCCGGTGTCGTCATATTGCGTTCGTTGGAGTTCCTCGATGCTTTCCAGGGCCGCGTCGATGTTCCCCCTAAGAGTCACCACCCAGCCGATCAGGCCGATGACTATGATCGCCACCGGGATGAGGCTGAGACCCAACTGGAGCGGCTTCAACTGACCCGCTCCCAATAGGGGCCGTTCTCCTTGGTGTACATCCGGACCTCGACATGGCTGCAGTTCCGGCAGACCCTCGTGGCCCATCTGGTATCAGGGGTCCAGAGGTGGAGACCGATCACACATAGGACTTTCATATCGTCGCCACCTTCTCCTTCCGCTGTTCAAGGCGGTTGATGATGCCGGCCAACATCACCCAGCTGAACCCGATGCCGATGACGTAGACTGCCCACCAGGGCAAAGGCAGCCAGCGCCCGATGGAGATCAGGCTGACGTCCTCGATGAAATGGACCCCCAGCGCCATCAATGTGGACCCGCTTATCAGACTTTTGACATATGTCTTCATCGTTTACTCGTTGTCCAAGATCTTGTGCGCGAGGTTGGCGACTGCGACGATGCTGCCGACCCCGGCCCCGGTTATGATGCCTTCCTGGCCCATGAAATAGCCCATCAGGCTAATGATCAGACCGAGGGTCGTGATCGATAGGATGGCAAAGATTATGTTCGGTTTTATCCTGGCGATCAATGACATCATCGCTTCACCGCCAGACACCAGATACACAAGGCACGATGCTCCCCACAGCCGCAACTCTGCCAGGAATGCCGCCTAAATAAATGGCAATCTATCCAGATTCTCACTCGTCCTCTTCGTATGAATCGGTACTGGCTCATGATCACTACTGGACCTTGATCGGCCGGTCTTGAATCGTGTCCCAGACGTTCCGCGCCTCGACGCTCGATTCCCAGGATGCGGAGGCAGAGTCCACCCCACTCCCGTCGCCGATCTGGTTGCTATTGTTCATGGTCATCGTTCCGATCTTCATCCGGCTGAAATAGGCTTCGCCATTCCAGGCGTCGACGTTGTCCAGTATCAGATTTTCCACGAATGCCCCCGAATTCCCAGTGATATGGATCTGAATCCGGTCTACGATCGAGCCGTCCACCTCATAGGTCGATGCCAGCCTCTCGCTCTCCAGGACGACGTCCGGGACCGTGTTCGTGATGGTCGCCGCCATCGTATGACCATCAGCGAGAATGCCGGCCGTCAGGTTGGCGACCTGGCTGGTCTCCATCTTGAACGTCGGGAAGCTGCTGTTCGTGATCGTCAGGTTCCCCACCCAGAGATAGGCCGTGGCGCCGGTCACGGCCTGGGTCAATGGGCTGACATCGAAGGCCTTTGTGATGCCGGTCCTTCCCAGGTCGACATCCTTTATCCTCAACGTGGAGATCCTGGAACCGTCTCCGAGTCGGATGGATAGCGTCTGAGACTCCGTTCCGTCCGCGTAGTCCTCGTTCTTCTTCCCCATCGTCTGGAGGCCTTCTGAGGTGACCCGGTACTCGGCTGGCTCCGGCCAGTTATAGGTGCTGGTCGCCACATCCTTGATAGCGAAATAAAGGCCCACGCTGACGGCTGCGGCGCTGACCATGATCGCCATCACCACGATCGTCGTCACATGACGGTTGGCGAATCCCACCGAGAAGCGTTTGAAGGTCGGCATCCTGGGAGCCGGGATTCGCCGGTCCCCGACCATTCGGCAGATTTTCTCAAATAAGGTCATTTTCCATTTCCATCAATCTTAAATAGCGATGCCAGTATCCCGGTCACCGGGATGGTTAAAATACTGAGGGCCAGGAGCAAGGGCTCGATTTGCTCCAAAACGGCATTCGATGTTGTGGCTGAGATGATGATTCTGGACCCCAGGAACAACCAGCAAAAAACGACAGGCGCCGCTATGACGAGCCGGACTATATCCCCGCTGGTCATCTGAATTTTTTCGGACTTGTCCTCGCTGGCCTTTAATCGTTCCAACTCCTCGCGTGCTTGCCTCAATTCCTCCTGGATGTCATCGGCATCAGCCATCAGATGGCGCCGCCTTCCAGGCCCGTCCCGTTCTGGCGATCCTCTTGATCAACCTCCACGGCCCGATGATGGTCCACGGCGCCAGGTTGAGCGGGATCCATATGGCCAGCCCACCGCCGATCAATAGCATGGCGACATAGCGGAGGACCTTGTCTTCATCGTTCATGTTTCGGTACATCTTGGCCCAACGGGAACGCCAGGTTGCACGAGGGACAACGGCCCCAGGTCTTCCCTGGACGAGCCAGGTCCTGATGGTAGGGCCAACGAAGGACCGGCGCCCCGGAATTCGGGCACTCCATCAGAGCGCCACGTCATCTTCGCCGGTCCCCCGGCGGGTCGCTACGATGAAATCAGCATTCGAGAATGTGCCGGTGGTCGTTACCCGGAGATAGCGTTCCACGGCCCCTGAGACCGTCACCCGTTCAGCGGTCGGCGCCGAGGCATATCCCACGGCAGAGAATGACAGGACGGTGGCCCAGGCGTCTGAGGCCCCATTGTCGCTCGACTGTTGGATCGTGACGGTGGGCGTCCCGGAATCGGCGTCCACGATCTCCAGGTAAGCCACTAAGCCGGCGGAGGTGGCGGCCCCGTCGTCCCGGCTGGTATTGCTGCCGGCGCTGCCATGAGTGACCTGTCCGTCCGTCAAAAGCTCACACCAGTCAGCGGCCACACCATCAGCCACACAGTTGACCGTGAATGCCAGGGAGCCGTCCGTCCCTCGGCTGCCGTCATAGTCCAGCTGCTTCGCGGGGAACGCACACGCGGCATCTCCGGTTGACCCACCC